GCATATAATAATAAATCCCTTTTGAGCTCTTTAGAACTCATCTCTGACACTTTAGACCCCAACTCTACACGCATAACAGCTTCTGCCATGTCTATATCTAAATTAACAGCCGCGTTCAACGCCTCTATCTCGGTCTCTATACTTTCAACCTGAAGAGCTGCTTTTTTTATGGGTTTTTCTTCTTCATATAACTTATCTCTCATTGGATGGTATAAAGATAGTAGTTTTTGCAAAACTGTTTTCTCTTTTTTAACGAGTATAAATCCATTTCTAAAAATAATATGGGATAATCTTTGGTCCCCTTTCATTTCATCCACGAAGCAAGTTTTTTGATTTTCACAATACTTTAACTCTCTTTCGTATCCTTTTTCCTCGTCAAAAAAATAAATATTTGCAGATTTTATAGATTTACTTAGGGGATTTTTCCCGTATTTTAACCTATATACCCTGTCCTTTACCTCCCAAGTATCTTTTTTTGGTAATAGTTTTTCCACTACTATTTCTTTTGGTTGTTCTACAACCGGTACAGTTTCTACAACTGCTCCTATTTGAGGTTCTTCAACCTCTACTTTTTTCTTTGCCATAATATAATATATAATAAAATTAATAAAAAATAAAAGGGAGTGGAGACTAGCCCCACTCTCTTTTAAAACTTAATTAGCTTAATAACATGAAGTTATTAGCCCCTTGAGTTACTAAACATCTTTCAGATAAATAGTGTACTTCCATTGCATCTAAAGAAGACGTAGTAGCACCTACAGCACCAGTTACCCAGGTCTTCATTTTTCTAGACTCAGTTTGAGAAGCTCTATAACGAACATGTAAGAAAGGACGTTTCATGTTCTTACCTAGCATTTCGTCATAAACTGAAGAAACACCAGCTGGAACAACAACACCTCTAATGTTGTTAACAGTATCAATCATACCGCCTCTCGTACCTTTGTCGTTTAAGTATTTCCAGTCAGACTTATAGAAGTCATAAGAACCTCTTCTGAAACCAGAGAAACCTAAATTTAAAGCCATATCTTCAGAGTTATCAAATACTCCGTAAGAAGTACCACCAGCTCCGTAAGAATTCATAGAAGCTAGCATGTCATCCATTGCTAGAGCAGTAGATCTATTTACGAACATCATGTTTTCTTCAATAGCACCATTTTTATCAAACTCAGCTAATATAGCATCGAATTCAGCTAAATCAGTTGCAGCATTAACACCAGTGATACCAGAAGATTCGTTACCTCTAGCTTTAATAGCAGCGAATAAACCTTCAGTCCCTTGCATTGCGCCAGCAGCGTTATAAGAAACTGGAGCAGGAGTACCAGCACCTGTTTGAGTTGATTTCTCAGCCTCAATCATTGCCATCTCTAAATAATCACCGAAACGAGCTCTAGTATCGCCCTCAGCTTTTAAATACCATAAGTAACCATTTTGACCTTCTTCACCAGAAACTTCAACCCAACCAATAGCAGACGCGTCAGATCCTGAAACATGATACATATCTTTTAATATAATTGGTTTGTTTCCATAAGAAGTGAATGTTGGCTCGTTAGCAGTCTCTCTACCGTCTTGCCCTTTTTGATACTCAGAACCGATAACTAATACTGTAACCGCGCCATCAGCGATACCAGCGTTATTTAAATCTGAGGCTGTGTAAGTGTCAACAGTAATAGTGTCTAAATGAGTACCTGTAGCAGCTGATACATTAGTAACATAAGCCGTACACGTTGCGTTAGCGTCAGATATCAATACCATATCACCTTGTCTTACAGCATGATCTTGAGTGCCATCAACAGCGTTGCTGTCAATATCACTTGTTAATAATATAGTACCTCCATTACCAGCATTAGTTGAAGTACCGTTATATGCTAAGTGTAATCTACCTTGCTCAGACCAAATAACTTGATCTGCAGCCATAGCTTCTTCAGCTCCTACTTGAGCTAAAAAACCTGAAATAGTTCTTTTACCATAAACCTCAGCTTCTTTTTCCATAAGGTCCGGTAAGTATTGTTGTGCCCAGTCAGCACTTCCGCCAGCAAAATCCAAATAAGCACTTGCTACAGTGTTTTTAGTTGGAGCTGGAGTTGGTGATGGGGCAGTGTTTGTAATTGCCATTTTGTAATAATTTTAAATTGTTATTTATTTTTGTTTTTAATTTTAAACTTAAAATCAGAAGAATTATCACTTAACACTTTAAACCTAGTACCACCCGCTTCAATTTTTCCATGACTTTGTCTTGGATTCATATTCACATTTTTGGCTTTAGCAACACTATCTTTCATAGCGTCAGCTTTTCCTTGTTCGTAAAAGTGTTTTGCAACAGCATCCGCGTTCATTGCTGTATATAGAGATTTATGATAGCCCTTAGCGTCTGTTAAAGCAGAGTTCTTATCCAAAAACTTTTTGGTGAAATTGCTTATATCGCTTTGAGTGCTTTTAATCTCTTCAGCATTGTTTACGTTAAATCTGTATTTTTTATCACCGACGTTATATTCAAAACCTTTGAACTTGTCGTTAAAAACATTATTTGTTTTCTGTGTAAAAATTTCAGAGTTCTTTTTAACTGTTTCTTGAGTTGCTTCTGACTCCTTGTTGTATCTATTAAAGAAATCTATAGCTTTCTGCTGCTCATTTGTGAGTTTCGATCCAGCTTTAATTTCTTCATAGTATTTGGACTTTTGCCCGTCCAGATGGGTCTTAGCGTTGGCAACTTGCTCTTTTAACGCTAACTTTTTTCTTCGTATATCTCTTTCGTCATCTGTATCTTCATCGTAAGAGAATTGATCTTCCATAAGGAAGTTAATTTCTTCTTGATTTAAATGAGGTTTTGTTTGCTTATAATATTCATATAACAAGTCCTGCCCGTCTAATTTTGAATAATCTTGATTAAGCTTTACATAATCATTTAAATCCCCTCCAGTTTCCTCCATAAAGTCCATTAACTTTTGGATATTCTCTGGTAGTGGTTTTCCGGTGGCCTCAGCCTCAGCAACAGCTTCTTCTATCTGTTCTTCCGCATTAGCAACTTCTTCTTCAGTAGAATCTTCAGTAATTTCTTCTAGTACTGGAGTTTCTTGTGCTTCTGCTTCCGGTTGTACTTCTTCTTGTTTTTCTGTGGTGTCGGCATCTTTAGACTCTGCAACCACTCCGCTGTCGTCAGCGTTATCTTCTTTAGTTTCATTTTTTTCTTCTTTTGGTGTTGGTGGTTTACTTAGATCTACCTTAATGACATCGTCATCTCCAGCAGATTCAAACTTACTTTCATCAACTTTCACCACGTTTTCATCACCTGGATCTCCTTGATTTACTTTTAGTGCAGTCTCTTCGACTACTTCTTGTTTTTCTTCTTCCATAATATAATATAATAATAGTTAATAAATTCTATCTAGGTTCAAATCCACCTAAACCAAACTCCCCGCTTAATATATCATTACCTGAGGATTCAAAGTTTTTAGGTGGTTTTCCACTATTTCTTTGGTCAATCATTTCTGATTGTTGTGTAGCTTGTATCTTTGTTCTTTCGTCTTTACGGTCTTCTCTTTGTTTTTCTCTCTGCGCGTTACTGTCTGATTCAACTCCTTTTAACTGCATGTTATATTGGAATTCTAGCGCCATGAGTTCTTTTTTCATCTCGACCTCTTGAATCATTTTTTGAGATTCTATTTGTGCTTTTATTTGCTCTAACTGAGCTTGACTCTGAGTTATGGCTTGATTTTTTTGTACGTCAGCTTGCGCAGCCGCCTGTGCAGATTGCTGGTTTAATTCAGCTTGTTGTTGCATATTCTGTTGTTGCATTAACTGATCTTTTTCCATTTTCTTTTTTCTACGTATTTTAAGCAGTTGATTAGCTAGCTTTATATTACGTATCTCCCTAAGATCAATAGCATCTTCAAGTTCTATTGTCTGTTGTTGTAGTGCCATCTGAATGTTGTTCTCTAGCATAGCCTGCTGCTCCTCATCAGGAGTTAATTCTAAGAATATACCAAAATCATAAAGATGAAGACTTTTCATCTCTTCTAAAGTAGCTACGTTGTGAACACCTATAGCTTGGACAAAAGCATCCGCAGTAGGTGAATACTCAATAATATCAGATATTCTAAGTGATAAACACTCTGCTACTTCCCTCGTTAAAAACAATCCAGATTGCAATATATGCCTAGTAGCAGTATTAGAGTTGGCAGCGGCCAACTTTTGCAATCCTACTAAAGCGTTTTTGTCTGGCATACTACCATCTCTAGCTTCGTTAAGCCCGGTTACATCTCTTATCATTTGTAGATAATAGTTATAGTTACCTATAAGAGCTTGCATTTTATTACCACCACTACCAGATGTTATTTCTTGAATAGGTACTTTGCCTGGATTCATATCACCTTCACTTGTAAATGATCTACCTATAACACTACCAGTTTGGAAGAACATGTTTAAAGCCTCTTGTGGATTATAGTTTGTACCATTACCTAAATCAACCTCAGCTAAACCATCTGCATCTAAATAAACGCCATCTGGA